AAACAAGCAAGTTATTTCTGGTTTCACAGGTAGATCTCAAGCTAGACAATTTGTTGATGCAAACACAGTAGAGGCTTCTGTTTCTATTTACGCATCAGACTTTGGCGAGCTAAAAATCGTACCATCTAACTTCAGTAGAGATAGATCACTATTATTAGTAGATCCAGAATATGCTAAAGTTTCTTACCTAAGAGACTTTAAAACAGTTGATATCGCTACAGTTGGAGACGCAGTAACAAAAATGTTGCTTGTTGAGTATGGTTTGGAAGTAGGTAACGAAGCTGCACACGGCATCGTTGCTGACTTAACTACTTAGTAGAGTTAGTCAATAACTTTAAGGGAGGCTTCGGCTTCCCTTTTTTTTGTGCTAAAATTAAGCATGGCAAAAACCACAGTAATAGATCATAAAAAAAACTTTAAATCTGTATTTGCAACAGAGGATAATAAGTTTATATACCATACCAAACAGGATGTTAATCCTACTTTGGAATATGTAAAACAATTGTCTGAACAAGCTCCAGGCAAAGATCTTAGACATATAGCAGAAGTTCCAATGATTGTATATCAAAGAGCTGTTAGAGAAGGATGGGCGCAAGATTCTGCAAAATGGAAAGATTGGTTAAACCATTCAGATAACAAACCATTTAGAACATGGAAAGGTAAAGTATGACATACGATGAGTTAAAGACTAATATTGCAAGTTTTCTTAATAGATCTGATTTGACTAACCAGTTAGATTTTTTCATTGACGCTACAGAAGCAGAGTTAAACAGAAGATTAAGAAATAAAGATATGGTAAAAAGAGCTACTGCA